CTGTTTGCGGCTTCGTTGGTGTCATCCTGAAACACTCTGAATGAGAACTCAGTAGCCAGTGTTTTATGGAAGTGAGACACATCAAATCGAATGACTACTGGTCGATGATATCCAAAGGTTGCAACACCGAATCTAGACTCATTGTATAAGTCTTGCTTTTCTGAATTATCAGTGTGTTGCTGTGCTCTGGATTTGTTTTCCTCTAGTACGAGGCTTTCATTACGATTGATCTTGATGTTCATTTTGATGGGCTCATCACCAAACGCAACGCAGTACAAGTTCACGTAGGCAACATAAACGCCAGAGTACGCACCATTCAGCTTCAAGGGTGCGATCTCGTATACCGGATAGTCTTTAGTCGACTCTGGCAATTGCTCGCGATCTTTACGGAACTGATCATTAATTTCAACCTCAGAGCCAAGTTCATTCTTGTACCTGTAGAAGTTGTTGATTACAAAAATCCCTGGCTGAGAAGCGTCATTGCTGCCGAATAGAATCTCAGAATTGGCAGTACGAAGCTCAACAGCACAACTCATTGGGTAGTTCTTTCTGATACTCCAGGCCCCGACCTCATAGTGCCAGACAAGTAGAAGGTTGTTCTTCTCACCAATTGTGGGAACACAGATCAAGTACTCTTTGTTGTTCCTATCAATGCAGCCCACAGAGCCGTACGCAAGGCTAGAGCAAATTCGCTCAACGTGCTCCTTGATCGGTGTGCTGAGGTTTACGATCTGTGTGGCCTCATTTGAGTCCTCAAGAAAGCCCTTCATGACGAAGACACCCTTGTGAGAAAGGAACACGAGGCCGGTGAATGGAACGTCCCTAATCGAGTTGGGTGCGATACAGCCTACGTCCTTGGTGATCGTCCTGTACTCGAAGCTCCCATCTGATCTTTGGTTGACCAGGAAGATCCCGAACTCCTTGAAGATGACAAGGTTGTTCGTAGAGGCATACATGCCCGTAATCTCGCCGCTGTCCTTGTCTCCTACGTCCAGGATGTTCAGCTTAGGGAAAACCTCAGGCATGCCGCTCGCGCTGTATCTGACGACATTGTCGGGTGATCCAGCAAGGAAGATGCGGTTCTTGAATGATGCGATAAACTTCGACTGGACTGGCATCGGCCCAAAGTCGACATCATCCGTCAATGCGCCAACATTCGAGTCTGGGATACCGTCCTCGAAGATCGTCGTCTCGTTGTCTTGAATCTCTCGTAGGAAAAAGAAGTTCCTGCCGGTCTCTGGACCCAGCGGGTTCCCGAAGTCATCAAACAGGTCACGGGTTCTATACAGTCGTCGAGCAACAACAGTGGGATCACCAATGGGCAGGTTCAAGACAACAAATCGCCGCTTACCGTCTGCACACTCGAAGGTGATCATTTCACTGGCTTCTGAAAGCTCGCTCTCTTGGCCGCGCTCGTTTACGAAGGAGACTTTGTACTGATAGCTACAGAGCTTGCCATCAATGAAGCTTCTGTTGATATTCCTGGCCCCCTTAGGTTTCAGGCTGCCGAGTCCGTGAGTGCGGATACGAGTACCGAGGAAGTAGTCTGTGTCTTCGCCTCCGTCAGCAATGTACTCGTTGTGATACGCGCGAACGACAACGTTTCCCTTGGGCTGGGCTGGTCTCTCTGAAAATCCAGCCCTAGATACCTTGTACCCATCATAAACAATGGGCTCATCCACACCGTTGACAATGAACAGTCGGCCACCGAAAGAGCAAGACTGTGATCCGATGCTGTTGATCTTGGGAACGTATCGCTTTCTGCCGTTTGTGATCGCACCAGTTGTGGGATCTATGGTGAAAGGTTTTCCGTTGTACTCTAGACCTTGCTCGTCTTTGAGAAACTCGAATGGGTCCGCACTTGTTGGTATAGGAGGACCTTTAATGTTCCCGATCTTTAGCCTACAAAGTTGACCTTCACTGGTTTCAAAAATGATCTCGTTAAATTTTGATCGCTTCGAGAAGGCGTGAATCGATGTGATTCTATAGTTTTTATGTCTGATCGGTGGGATGTCACTGAGCCAGTCATAGAGATCTTGAGTCACAAGATCAAAGCCACCCGCAGCCTTCCATCCATCGTAGGAGTCCCACGTCATCTCCTCGATGATCGCAGCGGCTTCAGGCTTCGTGTAGTATCGCTGATCGATACCACGCAGACGGTCGACTACAAGACGTTTAGTATTCATGACTTAGTTGGAATCCCGAACCGCTCTCGGTCTGCCATGGCGCGGTCAAATCCGCGACGGATGTGCATGCGATCTGTACGAGACAAATACTTGGCCTTCATGCGCTCTAGAAGCTCACCGGCTCGTCCATCGTACAGTTGACTGTTCTTGAGCATGCCATGCTGCATGCAGATGTCCTTGAGCGCTGCGTACACAAGGTAGTGGTGGTACTGGACAGGCCACTGTGGAGCATCTGTATCGTTGATCAAGCGAAGGGGCCGACGGTGGTATCGAGCCTCGATCGGGTAGTCGGCGCTGGGCGTGTACCAGAAGCGAAGGTACTGACGAGGGCCGATTTCGTTGAGATACGCACTATCGAACAAGTCTCCCGACTCGCTAATCTTCGCATCAAAGGATGTACCCTCCATGACCGTTTGTGATGTCAACTCATCAAAATCATCTTCAAATTCCAATGAACTTTCGTTCACGGTAGCGATGTGACGCCAAGGCCCGATGCCAACCTTGAGATCTTTGGAAGCAAATTTTGTACCCTTAGGCTTCTCAACAATCCGGCGATAGATCTTCTTGTATCGACCAGTTCCTCGATCCACAGATCCACCGGAGTAGTTGGCCTGCGTATCTTGAAGATCTGTGATTAGAATCTTTCTCTTTGTTGCATCAGACGGCACGTCGATCTGGGAAACTATCGACGGCGGCCCCTCCTTCCCCGCGTATGTGAAGGTGTAGCAGTACTCGTATGTCGCTCCAGGGATTGCAGTAGCGAGTGTACCTGCGCCATCGGTGAACTCGACGAAGCCGAGTGAAGGCGCAAAGTCAGGAGGTCTCACATTGTTGTGCATCTCCTCCACGCTAACAAACGAGTCTCCAGTGTCTTCTCGATCCAACTGGAGGTACTCCTCCTTGCGAGCATCGAGAAAGACGAAACGGCCTCTGTTAGGCCCCGTGAACGTGTTGACTGTGGAGTCCGTCTGGAAGGATATGGTTTCCTTCTGAGTAATCCCACGGTCGATGATTCCGAGCATCTCAATCGAATCTCTGGGCATCGGGTAGCTGGTGTACTTAATGGTCCAAGTATCGTGACTGCCAGGGTTGATCGGCCGATCCACGATGAATGTACGAGCATTACGACGGTGAGTGATCAGGTACTCGACATTATCTAGGAGCAACATCTGCCCGACGATGTCCTTGGGAAGATTGAGGACTCCAGCGCCCGTGCTGCTGCTGAGAGAGCAGACCCTTGAGTCATCAGTAGTAATTTTATTCAAGGAAACGTTTTCTACCTTGATGTCTTTACGCAGCGTGAAGATGTGCTTCTTCTGCATGAACAGCCACTGATACTGGCTGGACACCTGCAAGTAGTGACGATTGATGACACGAATCAGGTTGTCATCGTACTGCTTCAAGTCTGGGTTGTAGTCCAACGCAGAGTTGATTTCTGTGATCATGTCCTTGAGATTCACGTCAGACTCCAAAAAGAAAACGGCTGCTGGAGAAGTATACCCCAGCAGCCGAGAATGGACCGAGGTCCGGTAGCGATACTTAGATCAACCGTAGAAGCCGTGATCGTAGATCAAGATTTCACCGTCAGAGGCACCACTACCGAAGGCTTTCACGCAAAGTGCAAAGTGGTTCAATGTGTGATCTGTAGTGCTGACGTTGCCCAAAGCTTCGACAGTTGTGTTTGCACATCCAACAAGTTCACCAGCATCAATTGCTGCACCCGAAGCGGTGCAATCTGCGTTGTGGCCTGCGACTTGAACGAGAATAGTATCATTCTTAACGGCAGAGCCTCCGCTGTTGTCGATTGTCTTTGTTTCAGCGCAAACACCGATAGCAATCGCCAAATCAGCACCGCTACCACGCTTTACGTTGAAACCAGCACCTGCAACGTCGGTAACGCTAGTATCAATCATGATAACTTCACCCTTGGTGAACGTTGTGCTTGTTGATGCAGCGACTTGTGTGTTCAGACGAACAAACTTTTTGGGAAGATGGCTGTCACCATCAACACCATCGATCTTGTAAATTGGCATTTTGTCCTCCTACTCTCGAGACATAGCCTATGAAATAGGGTGGGGATCACCGCGACCCCCACCCAATCAGTGTGACCTAGAAGGTGTCCAGGTCGAATGCTACACCGCTTGAGCCGAGGTGCTTAGCGATCAGTTGACCACGGCACCGAAGCTTAGCAGCGCGAACATCGTACTCACCCGACACAGTCTCGAAGTCCGAGAGGTCGAAGTACCCTTGTGGGTCCCAAAGGGTGTAGATGTCGTTCATGTTCAGCATGTAGAAGCTGATCGGGTCAGCAGTGGTAGCTGAACCATCGCTAGGCATGTTGAACTCAACGTTGATCGGAATGCCTTGGAAGGTCTCGACCATGCGACCACCATCAATCTGAGACTGATCGACGTAACGCTCGTGAGCCTGAAGAGCGCGCTTCAGGTTCTTGAATCCAGCGCGGGAAGCGAGGATCACGTTTGGCTTGCCAGATGGCGACACTGCATCGATCTCAACGAGAAGGTCGTAAAGACCTGCGAGGCCGTTCGAGTTGAAGGAGCCAGCGCCATCGAAGCGTTGGTTTTGCCAACCAGTCTTGGTGCTGAAGGTTGCCTTGCTGACACCACCGCAAACATTGCTCTGAGATCCAACAGCATCTTGCTCAAGGAACCCAGCGTGGTCACCAGTGGTAACATCGAACCCGTTGAGGGTTCCCCAGTCATCCCAGCCAGCTTGACCGCCCTTGACGATTTGCTTGACGTACTCGCGCTTGAGAGCGTTTGCAGTCATCATCACGCGGCTCTCAAGGATCGAGAGGATCGCAGCATCGCCTTGGTTGACCATCTCTTCCTCGGAGGAGATAGCGACTGGACGCACAACGTGACCGAAGTCGTATTGTGCAGGCTGGAACACGTCCTCGACGCTCAGGTCGATACGCTCGAAGCCAGTCTGAAGGCGGGTTGTGGAAGAGTGCTCACCGAAGCCCAGAGGCACAACGATACGTGAGCCACCGGCTTGAACTGGCTTGCCAGCACCGTGGATACGCTCTTGTGCATCCAGAAACGCGACGGACTCGTGAACGTTGTCACGAAAGTCCTTCATCAGGATGTGCATGGTGGTGGAAAGCAGTTCGTTTCCAATGGTCAGGGAAGTTGTAGCCATTTTAGGCTCCTATTTAGCGGTAGTTAGACAGTGCTTTCGCAGCTTCGGGGTTTGACTTGAGCCAAGCAGCAATCGAAGCCGCACCTTGCTTCTTGACATCAGGGGGAATTTGCATCGCGTCTGGCGATCCACTCATTGAACTGCGCTGTACACGACGTGCGGCCTCAGCCCGTGCTCGTCGCTCCTTCTCAGTCCGTGAGCGTTGCTCAGCCATGATCTTACGAGCCTTGACGACCTCATAGGCATCTTGTGTGCTCAGAGGCGCGTCAGTGTTCTTACGATCGGTGACCAATGATGCGACTTCCTTTTTGAATGCCGGATCCTTCATCTCAGGATGGGCATCAAGGAAATCGTAAAACGCTGACTCTTGGCGTCGTTGCTGTGAAGCCTCGTGCATTGGCTTAAAGACACTGCCTACTGCCTCTGCAACACGACGGTTGATATGAGCATTCATGCCCTCTTCAGACATAATGTCAGGCAGTTCCTCGTCACCAACCTTCAGCGCGTTTTGAATGGCTGGGTCTTCGATGAGTGATGCCCACTCAGCCTGACGACGAGCGAAGTCGCGCTCAAGATGCTGAATCTGTTGTTCCCGCTGCTTGTACTGGCTGACGCGGTCCTCATGCGACTTGTTCAAATCGTTCTGCTTCAGCTTGTATGCAACACGGAAGTTGTGAAGCATACGCCGAGCTACAGTTGGAAGCTCCTTAATGTCATGCTCAGTGATGCCGTCGTAAAACGCATCAGTCTTGAGTTCATCATCATCAATGTCATGAAAGAGCGGGTCGAATGACTTCGCGTCAATTTGAGCAGTGGCTGCCGAAGGCTGCTCATCCCTTGAAAAATCGGCTTCAGGTGCGGCATCCACTTGTACATCGTTTTGTACAGCCACATCCTGAGAATCATCCAGAAGCCCGGTAGAACCGGCACTTTCTTGAACATCTACATCATTTACAATTTCATCGCTCACTCAAAACTCCTTTAGGTGTAAAAACTACCACCATACAATCTATATAATCAACTCTTTTAAGTCTATGCCATTGCCGAAGCAAGTTCTTCATCTTCTGCTGTCATTTCAGTAGGAGCAGGTGCCATTGGATCTTGGGCGTCATCTGGACCCTCGTCACCGGCCATTTCCTCACCTTGTGACATTTCTTCAATAGCGGTCATCAACTTCTTGTCCTTGCTCATACGCTCGATTTGAGCAGTAATCTTGCGAAGATCGGTGTCACTTACGGCTGTGAATGGATCGAATCCATACTTATCAGCAAACTCACCGCCGCCAACCATTTCCAGAAGTTGGTTGAGCGCGACCAGGGTAATGAAGATGTCCGCAGGCAGCGCTTGATCAAACTTGCCACCCTTTACATCATCTCCAGGCTCGAAGGCGAGTTCTGGAGCATCTTGATCAGACAGAGACGACAGGAACTTGTTCGCGGTCTTAACAAGCCGGTCAATGACCTTTACCGTAAATGGCTTCTCTGGTTGTGGCGCAGAGTCAGCCATTTGCTGGAACTGCTGCTCCATCTCCATTTGTGGGTCTGCCTCTGGAGCAGGAGCCTCGCCACCTTCCGGCATCGGCTGTTCTGCTGGCATGTCACCTTGGGGCTGTCCGTATTCTTTCTTCATTCCGTACATGGCAGTTCCTTAAAGTTGTTGTTTATCTCTTGCCATCCTAAATTGTCGGAAGGCTGGGTGATTTTCTAATCGGTCACAGTAATCATCGTATTCTTTTATTTGTTTATCTTTTTCAATGTCCCACTCTTTAAAGAGTTCATCTGCGTTCCAATCTCCATCAACTGGAGTCAGTCCGCGTTCTTTGCATATTTGATCACGATGTCGCTTGCTCTGCAACATAACACCTAGCCCGCGATCATAATAGGGAAACCTTTCACTCCACCTATCAATGCGAGCCATAGGCAACCACTTAGAGTTCATGGACTTGCACTTCGGGCATTCCTGAGGGTCGTCGTAGTTTTCACCCTGAGAAAAATCTACCAACTCATCGAACTTGTGGTCGCAGTCTGCACACATATAAAGATGCATGACAAGGCCGTTCATTCGCCTATTTCTTTCTGGCTTTTTGTTGTACGGGTCGTTTGTTTGAGCGTCAGATACTGCGAAGATCCTCTTAGAATCTCCACCACAAGACGCGCAATCTACTGACTCTGGACGGTTGGAGAACCGAAACATATGGTCTTTTACTTCACCGCAGTCTTCACATTTGTAGCTATATGTTGGCACTCACCGCCTCCAAGAGTTGTTGAATCGCAGCCGGTTGCTCCTCTGGCGGCAACGACTGAATTTGTTGTACCAGTTGCATGACTTCTGGGGAGTCAGCAAACATCTCACTAAGCGCCGCGATTGCCTGATCTGGTGGCATCTGAGAAAGCTCAGCGATGACCTGTTGTGGGGACGGCTGTCCTGCCGGTGCTTGGCCCTCAGGCATTGGCTGCTCAGGAGGAGCTTCTTCCGGTGCAGGCTCTTCGGGTGCAGGTCCTTGCGGTGCAGCCTCAGGCTTAGATTTTTTGGACTTGCCTTCTTCCTCGTTGACCTTCTGCAACTCAGCATCAAGCTCTTCTGGGTGAAGGTCCTTAGGAAGGTCGAACCGCTCAGCAAGAACCTTCATGTAGTTCTTAGCGAACACACCTACGGGGCCGCCCTGATTCGCCGTCTGCCACAATGCGCTGTATGGCTCAAGCAAGGCAACAAGGTTCTGCTGCATGGCCGCATCACTAAGAGGAGTGCGACCACCTTCGACAAAGCTAATCTCGAAGTTCGCATCCAGATCTTCAGGCGAAACAACAACCTGCTGATTGCGATCACGAAGAATGATGGTCTCAGCAGCGATTGTGTAGGAGTCCTCATCCTCGAATAGACCGAGTGGAGGTACTGCGCTGTCGTCTACAAGCGGCTCCTGCATCGACGCTGTGTTGCGCACAAGCGCCATCTCAGTCTGCTCTTGCTCGTGTTCTTCGTCAGCCTTCGAAATGTCTGCGGTTCGACCAGCAAGCGTTGATCCCAAGAGGTTCAACTCTTCCTCGTTCATGTCATCAAGCTCACGCTTCATCGTGATCTTAGATGCGAGATCCTTGAAGTCTTCCTCATTGACATCGACACCAATCATCTCAGCCAGGGAAATAATCTTGGCTCGATCAAACGTCTCTGGCTCGCGCTCTTCTGGCTCTGTAGGCTGCTCTTCCTGTGCAGAAGCACCAACCTCGGCCACATCGACACTTTGGGCCTCAAAAGAACCTGAACTGCTTCCATCATCCTGCATACAGGAGATGAGGCACCGCATCATTAGCTCAGTCACAGCAGCAAGCCACTGATCCTTGATTGCAGCGTGCAATCCAAACTCAGACTCAGTGTACTGCTGGACAGTCTCTACTTCGTACGCCGTCGCCTTGGTGACGATTCCACGGGCTGCTGGGCTCGTCCCAATGACACGCTCCAAGTCAACTTCAACCGTGGATAGGTAGTTTTGAATGTTAGCTGAAATCGGCGCGTTCTGAATCGGAAGAATAGCATCGGCGAGTGGTCGTTCATATCCAGAATCAACCTCAAGGATCAGACCATCATGGCCCTCAGTCAGCAGGGTCATCTCGTCTGAGTTGAAGGTGCCCTTACGGGTCACATACTGGCGAGTGTCCTTGCGAGTGGCCATGGCCATGTAAGACCGGTAAGCGTTCAACTCCTTGAACTGAGGCATCAGTCGCTTGACATGTGCGATGCCGCGAAGAGGGAACTCTGGCTCGTAGTTAAAGATCAGCGGTACGATGTGAGCCATCGGTTCGCCATCATGCTTCGCGAATGGCAGTGGCCCGACGTACACAGGCTTCTTGGACACAGCGCCCTGGCCAAGCACGTAGATTTCGAGTCGGCCCTCATACTTGAGGTCAGAGTTCTCTGGATCCACGAAGTGATCTACAAGGTTGCAGAACTCAAGAACTCGCACGAAGTTGTTGTCATCGTTCGGCACTTCGTATCGTTTACGGTTCTTGTAGTCATCGGCCTCTGTGTCTGAGCCTGACAAGAAGTCCACTCGACGCACACCATTGAGGTCCTTGAGGCCATACTCTTCCTCAACCTCATGCTTGGGTCGGTAGTACATGTGACCACGGAACCGTTCGTCATCCTGGTCTGAGACCTCTGTATCAAGCAACATCTCCCACACAGGAATGACGCGCATCCACACACGATCCATGGGATTACCACGACCATGCTTGTATCCGACCTTCATCCCTGAACCAGGGTACAAAAGCGCCTGCCTGAGTGCAGTCATCACTCGCTCGTGAATCTTGCGACTTGAAAGCATTCGGTTGATTGCAAGCTCAGCCTTCTCGGGATCACCCTTGCCTGCTGGGTCTGGTGAAAGCACGACTCGACTGGCTCTTGGGTACAAAGCCGAAAGGTACGACGTGATCACACCCCACAGGCGGTTTACCTCAACCTCGACCTCTCGAAGACGACGGTTGCGCTTGGGCATGTCGTCACCCGTCATGTACTCCCAGTAGCGAGTCATGTAGGTGTGCTTGTACAGGGACCAATCCTTACGGTTGTTGCGAGCGTACTTGTCGTGACCGCGAACGAACTGATGGACCAACTTCGGCGTTATTTGATCTTTTTCACTCACGAGACCTTAGCTCCGCTCATTACATTGAAAGGATTTGTGCGGGCATAATATCTCTTATTGCGCCGCATTGGAATCTCTTGGGATTGAGGCATCTTCCGACGATTCCACTCAGCAAGCATTAACGCATCACAGTGGTCATCGTGGTAGCCATCTTGTCCCTCAATCTTGCCTGATTGCTCACGGATGTGCATCAACTCTTGAACAGTCGGCAGATCATTCAAGATCAGGGCATCGCCGTTGACCATTTGACGCAAGTGGGCATATCCCTCTTCTTTACTTCCGCGTGTAGTCGTCCAGTATTTCACGACCTTGCTTGCGGCCTGACCGGGAGCAGGAGGCTTGTGCCACAGGGGAAGGCCTGCCTTCTGGAACTCACGAATGACAACGGGTCCAGCGCCACCCGTGTTGGCCTCAACCAGCGTCCTGGCCTTGTTGTAGTGAAACGCCAACTCCACAGCCTTCTGAGCAAACAGAATCTCGCCACCCTGATTCATTGACAGTGTGGCAACCTGTCGGCCATCTGCGCTCAGCACCTGGGCCACGGCATAGTCTCCACCGTTGCACCATGATGGGTCTACACCAACTGAATAGTTCATACCTGGATATGGTCGCTCAAAGATGCGCAACTCACCCTCAACGGGCTTCAAAGACGACAGAACCGAGTTCAAGTAGTCCGTATCAAACCAGCTACCGTCATGAATGGCGAAGCCGTCTTCAATTGTCAGGGGGTACTCTCGCCTAAATCGGCGGATACCAATACCATTCACACCATGGATCTTGTCATGACGCCAGTACAACTGACGCATGGTGAGGTTGTGCTGCTGCATCAACTCCCACTCTTCCTGGTCAGGCTCCCAACCATCTGGCACATCTGCCTGGTATGCCCAGTGATCAGACCACTTGAAGAACCGGAAGCGAACAGAAGGGTCACCACGACGGTTGGCTTCAATGGCGCTCAAAACTTTGGAATGGAAAAGGTTGCCGGGTCCGTCAGCGGTAGAAATAATAATGATCTTCTTGTGCGGCCCCTCGTGCAATGTCGAGGTAACGGACGCCCAAACATCCTCTGCATTAGGCCAGAACGCCAACTCGTCTGCGTGCAGACGCTGGTATGTCCAACCACGAGCATCACTCTTACCGCCTGCCGTCATACAGCGGAAACCGGCCATGCTGTCCTTGAAGATCAACTCGCGCTTGTTTGATCGCTCGATGGGCTTCTTCAGCATCTGGGGCAGCGATCGGTAGTAGTGGCGTACCCGACCGAAGATGGCATCTGTAGAATCATAAGAGTCTGCAACAACAAGACACCGGGCTGGATCTTGTGTCCAGTACAGGTAGTTGAAGTTGTACGCTGTGGCTACGGTGGTGTCACCGATCTGACGAGGCTTGTAGTGGATGACCGTCTCTGCGTCTGAGCAGAAGTCCTCTAGCGCCATGACTTGCTCAGCGAACGGTGTGTTGAAGTACCGCTCCTGACCCTTCTCGTCTACAATCTTCAGACGACCAATGAACTCACCAGGGTGAGCCATGAGTTGAGCCATGAGCTTTTTGTCGTTGACATTCACTATGCCTCACCCGGCTCAATCTTCCACGACTCACCGCCACCAGTGTCGAAGTATGCTCGAAGCTCAAGCAGCGACTCACTGTCAGCAGCATCCCTCTTGGCTGCGGCAGAATCAAACCGTGTCTTAGCGTACTGACGATACGCCCACTCTTCACCCTCTGACATCGCATCACGAACGCCAGTCCAGTACTGAGTGTCCATCATGCGGAACTCTTCTTCAGAGATCTCAGCAGTGTCTGGGAAGTCCGAATAGAACCACCCCAGGAAGCGGTCATCCTCCCTGCACCAACGAGTCCAGGTGCGCTCATTAATGGGCACCCCCTTGTACTCTTTGGCCTTGGTAGCCTTGTACCATTCACCACGGAAAAAACGCTTACGTGAAGCCATTTTGTAGGACAGGAGGCGGAAGTTTTCCTGCTGTGGGGTGGGGCGAAAGCCGTTATCATCTGGCTTCAACCACTCACTCACATGAGGGTTTTTAATGTGACTGACTTCGGCTACAGCGCCGACAACATCGTTTTCATTCATATCATCTTTTTCGTCAGACATATGCCCTCCTTTTAACCCATTATCACACAGCATAGGAGTTACGCATGTCCAATAAGTCACAAGAAGACTATCGCAAGTTTAATGAGCTTCTTCAAAAACTTAAAGAAGAAGGAAAGATCAGTGATGCGCCTCCGCCATCTCAAAAGGCTGAGCGGCGGAAGTACATCGAGAAGTTGACCGACCTCTTCAAGAAGGAGGTTTACGGCTCAAACTAGAACGGGATGTGCTCGTCGTTTGCTGGCGCAGCCGATGAACGCATGGGTGCGCTGTCGTTACGGCTACCCAGGAACCGGATGTTGTCGGCAACAATCTCAGTAGAGTACCGATCTACACCTGACTTGTCAGTGTACTTACGGGTTTGAATCTTACCCTCGACGTAGATCTCTTTGCCCTTGGAGCAAAACTTCGCCACGTTCTCGGCTGTGCGGCCCCACACAGTAACGTTGTGCCACTCGGTGTGATCTACCCACTCGTCGCCTTCTTTACGTCGATCTGTGGTCGCCATGCGGATGTTGACGACGCTTGTGCCTGTGCCAGTGTTCCTAAGCTCAGGATCAACTCCAAGACGGCCAACGAGGATTGCTTTATTCACGCTCATTACTTCTTCCTATTTTCAAATTTTTTGTACCCTATGGCGAGTTCTCGCTTGCGCTCGGCCTCGGTCATGTTGGGCTTCTTTTTGTATTGCATCCGCATGTGTTTGGCCAGAAACTTGTCCTCTGCTGGATTGCCCTTCTCTTTGTCCGTTTTGACATAGGTTGGCTTACCACCGACACCTTGCTTCTTTGATCGCTTCCTGCTGCATGCGCTGCTCCTCTCCTCTTTGGTCATGGAGTTTGCTTTGGAGCGTGGGACACACTTTGGGTAGCCGCGCTTCGACTTCTTAGCGGACTTTCTACCGCAGGACTGAAACTTACCGCCAGACTTAGGCGCACAGATGTCTACCCAGTCACCCTTTTTGCCCTTACCGAACCATTCAGTGAGAGACATGACTACCCCTTCCGATAGCCGCCGCCGCGCTTCTTATACTCGCGAACGAGCCATCCATTGGCGTAGGCGCTGGGGTACACCTTGAACTTACGCTTAGCCTCTGCCTTGACTCGGGCGTAAAGCTCTGGGTTCGTCGGGATGTTCTTTTTTTTCTTCTTTCCCTTCTTGGGGCCGCCGATCTCTCCACCATACACACCCTGTGTCATCACGATTACGCCGGGTTGTGTCATTTGGGGCATGCGCGCGGCAGCACTGACTGACTCTTGAATCATCTGCTCCATCACGCGGACCAGAGAGTCATCGAGGAATCCCTCTTGATACAGCATATCAAGGCAGTGAGGATTCTCAGCAAGTGCATACTTGACCTCTTGATTGAGATCAGTGGGCTTGAGAGGGCCTGGATCACGCTTGAACATCGACATCGCTCGCAAACCGTCAAGAATGTCCAACTCACCCATGGGCTCGCCATCCATCGGCATCTCGTGATCGATCACAACTGGACCAAACTCAAACATCAGACCCTCCCAGCCCAAACCATACAAGTACGCATCGACGCGCACTTAAAATCTAGTGCTTGGCAGTACCCTAACTCTCCGGCTTGCACAGCCATCTCAGGGTCTCCCTCGTCACCAATGCCCTTCTCGATGCACTCCAGCATCTGAGGAGAGCGATCAAAGAATGAACAGTTGCCACAGCGCATCTGCATCACGTTCTCGACGGTGTCATTGAACTGATCTGCAAACCTCTGCCAGAAGTCTTGGTTTGCTCCTGACTCATCCAGTTGAGGATTTGCTGGGCCGTACATCTTGTTGTCGAGTGCGTTCTGGCGATTCGACAGATTCAACTCCAGATCCTGAGTCGCACGAGGGCACGCATCGGGTTGACCCGTCTCCCTCATATTACGCATCAGCATGTTGTTGAACATTAGCCCTTCACCTTCGAGCCTGATCTCCACTGGTAGCAAGACCAGTACTTCGCCGTCAGCTTGTTCTTAGCTCCGGCCTTGTCGCATCCATGACGAGACCTGAAGTTCTTTCGAGCCTTAGGGTTGTCACGTCGAATGGCCATTTTTGCGTCACCGAACCGGATGACCCGCTTCTTCCCGCCTTGACTAGCAACTACAACGAATTTTTTTTTACCATACCCTGGTTCACCCTTTCGGATGCGCCGAGGCTTATTCGTCTTCATTCCTGCCTTTAGCAGTGCTTCTGCGGATTGAGCCATTTCACATTCCGTACTTGGACTTGCTGCGCTTCATGTACGGGTTGCCAGCTTCGCCCTTCATGCCCTTGGCCACGCCAGCGACACGCTTAGACTGGTTCCCGTGGAGCTTTGAAGCCTTGCTGAGTTGACCGGAGATCTCCATGAGATCTTCCTTAGGGCCGCCAGTCTCGTCGCCAATCTTCTTCTTTATGTCGCGATCCTTGGGCTTCGATTCAATAGCCTTCAAGCCAGTAAGACCCTTAGACTCAAGTAGATCAGCAACCGCTTGCTGATTCTTTTTCTGAGTCTTGCCATCGACCGGCTTAGGCTGGCCGCGCTCGCCCTTCTTACGAAGCAGAGTCTTGACCTGAGCGCTCCTAGACATATTAGCAATACGTGGATTGCCCTTCTCAATCTCTCGAATCTTCTGTGCCTTACTGTAGGCCTCAGCCAAGTTTGGGTTCATTTTAGCGGCCATCGCGGTCTCCAGAGTCATCCATACCGGGTTGAATTTCACGCTCAAAGTTCATCATTGACTCGCGCAATTCACGTGATCCAACATCTTCTAGGTCTCGCTTGATGTCCATCAAGCCGGCAAGGCTTCCAAGTTCTTGTGCAACAGAAGGCGGAACTCTGCCTGTCCTCTGATACATGCTCATCGCCTTTTGTTGAGCCGTGTCATACATCATGGGGACATCTGCAAGATCTTCGATTGATGCGCTGTCTTTGCGAGTAGAAATTGTGTCCGCGTATGCGTTGCCGTAGTCAGTGCTCTGGGTCAACTCTTCCATGAAGTCGCCGCGTGCCATGGCTGGCATGTTTGCGGCGTCCATCATCATGCCCGTAGCAGCGCCCACCAATGATGGCTGGGGCTGGTAACCACCTGGGAACATTTTATCGTACGTTGCGCTAATGCTTGGGCGGCTACTGATGGGCTGAGGTGACTCAGGAAACGCCTCAGTTTCAGTCATTCCCGTCATCGGGTCCGACTCTCCGTAGGCCACAGATGACTCCATACGTCGCAGGGACTCCACAGGATCCTTGCGTGTGATGCCAAGCTGGTTCAACTCCATCTCGGAAAGCTCAGAGATCGGACGGTATGCAGGTCCTGTCTCAGACCCCTGGTAGCCCGTAGGCGTCATTCCGCGCAGCTTCATGGGATCCTCTCCCATCGGGTTTCCGGTGCCATCGATCATGCCCTTCAGTTGGCCTGTAGTGGCCCTTGGGTACTGCTTTCTCATTCGAGAGGCCAGCGCCATGGCTTGCATTCGATCCATCTTTCCTGGCATTGTGCCTCCTAGAACAACATTACGTCGCCTTTCAACTCTTTGTATAACAGATACGAGATTAAACCGTCTTCTTTCAACTCTTCAACATTATTTAAATCTTCCTGCAACTGCACTTTATCAGATTCGATCAACTGAACCGTTTGAACTGGATGATTAAATGTTTTGGCTTTTTGAAGAATAAGCCTGTTGATTGGTGAGTTTTTACCGGCCAAGTCGACCAGGGTGCCTCCACGCTCCATCATGCGATCGAATCGCTTACGCTGCATCTCTTCTTGAGTGCTTCTCAGTTCAATGTCCATCATGATGTCTGGGGCACCCGACATGACCTCGAAGCCACGATCGACATCGAAGTCTTCGAGACCTTCTT